TGCATTCAAATCAGCACCATACTTTTGAAGACTAATCTGTTGCATGTTGCGCTCAGATTGAGCAACAGCACTAGCAATATCAGCATCCAAGACACGCATGTTAAACTGAGCATCAGCGATAGCACTCATTGCAGTGTTATCAAGGCTTTCCATTTGGACTTCAAGTTTCTTCTCAAGGATAGAAGTTTCAAGACCAAGTTCCGCTAGTTGCAATGCTGCCTGACGTTGTTTACCAGACAAAGCAGAAGAGAGTTCAGACATACCACGATAGAACCCAGCCATAGTAGCTTGAGCACCTTTACGTGCTGAACCACCAGCTTGACGCAGCTCGTTTTTACCTTGTTCTTGTAATGTCTCAACAAGAGCACTTTGCTTTTTGAAATCAGTTTGTTTCGTGTACTCCTTAAGGTTCTCTTGAATAGCTGTAGTACCAATGATACCTTTATTGATGACACTTTGCATCTCAAGGTCTGTTGTCCTACGGTTTAATGCAACCTCAGTCAACGCTTTTTGAAGACCCATGATTTGATCTTCACGAGCAAAAGTTTGTTGAGTGAAAAGTCCAGCAAGAGCAGCACTTTCGTTAGCAAATGAGATATCAGCAGCAAGATCGTTGAAGTTTAGCTGCTGCTCATAGATTCCGACAGACTTAGCGTATTGACGCATTGTCTGTTGATATTCGAAATCTTGGATTTGTTTACCATATTCCCAGTTCTGAGTGGCAATCTGGAATTCATAGTCTCGTTGAGCAAAATAGTTATCCCGCTCAGCTTTAAATACTTCTTTGTTGTATTTATTAGAGATTTTAGTATTCTCTTTCGCTAATGCTTGAGCTTTCTCAGCTGCTCTTTTAGCTGCATCATTTTCTCTTTGAGCTTGACTTGCACCAAAAAGACCTTGTCCGATACTGAGTACACCTGTTGCTATTGAACCAAAGATAGGGTCAATCGGCATCTTCAAACCCTCCTATAAAGACGTGGTGAATAGTTACCTTCCCACATCATTGATACCAACGATACAGGGTATGGAAAATTACTTGTCACTTTTAATTCAAAATTAGTATTACGTTGGTGGATAGGAATGGTAAAGATACGTTCTGGTTTAACTGGATTACTATCTGATGGGTAGTAGTCAGCATCTGCTACATGTTGTACATCATGCCATTCACTAGATCCTGTAGGTTTAATTTGGAAGCGAATAGCACCTGTTCTGCCTACAGAAAATTTAACTCTTGAAATAGTTAACGTAGCAGTAAAGTCAGTCGTGGTTTGATCACGTCTAAAGTAAAACTTAGGTAGCGTTACATCAAAGTCATAGTTATAACCTACAACGATACCATCAGCATAAGGTAAGAAGTTACCTTTTACTTCAAAGTACCTATAACCTGTACCAACTTCTGTACGTTCAGTGGCAGCAGACCAATAACCAGCATCAGCATCAAGTAGAGCCTCAGCATCGTTTAGATCAGCTTGTGGTTTAGTAAGAAGCATTGCTGCCTCTCGTTGTTGGAATGGTGTAAATGGAACGTAGACCTTAGTGACATCATTTGTTGCATCATACACCACCGCATCTACACCATCTGCTGGTGAGACAGGACGTGTGAACATATCTAAACAAGGGTTTCCAATCACACTAGATGTACTAGAGGTTACTTCTCCTGAGGGGATCTCATCAAGTGTGATAGAACCAATCGTATATTCATCCTCATGTTGTGCTACGACAACAATAGAGTCGTTAATAATCTTAGCTGTTTGAATCGAACCTGGTAGCTCCCATTTAGTCCATGCTTGGAAGATATCTTTCTCACCATTATTATAATACCTAAACAGGTAAAGGTAAGAACTATCACGATCCACCAACATGATCACAGAGTTCTGTGGGCTAACATCTAGACCATTAACGGTAGAAGGGATCCACTCTAGAACTGCTTTACTGATATCTACAACAATAGGACTTTGTTCAACATCACGTAGTTGTAGAGTAAAGAGTTTACTATAACCAGATACCTGGCTAACAAAAGCAGCAGTTGTACCTACATCAGCTGGTGGTATAGTAGCATCCATCTCATAGTTAGAGATAGCTCTAACAATAGCTGAGGATGGAGTCATTACACTACCATCTGTAGTAAAGACTTGAAACTGTTGACGGTCACTAAAGACAAGCAAACCTTGAGGAGAAGGTAGAACATCATACAACGTAGCAGGTCTAATACTAGCAACATTCAAATCAATAGGATCTGAATCTACTTGAGTAAGAGCTGATTTAACGAAGAAGTTATACGGGTCGTTAGCACGACTCATAATGATGTTATCTTCTGAAAGAATGCCAAACCTATTACTGTAGAAGAAAGTAGAATTGAGCGTATAACCCACAAAAGCAGGTACTGGGCTTGTTACTTCATCACCAGTAAGACGTTCTGTCCAATCAATTGGTTTGAATTCAAACGATGTAGGACCTGTACGAAGCAGCTGGTAAGGCATTGTCGTAGAGTCTAGACCAGGGGAAGCATCACGTGCTCTACCCTCTTCCCATACACCACGACCCCTATCATTATCATATGCTTCAAACCTAAGGTGATAGTCATCTTCTGCTACAGTACTATTCAATACCTTAAGGCGATGACTTTGGAAGGATTCAGTAGGGAGACGTGTTACATCTTCAACAGAATCTTGGAAGGCATAAAGGGAGTCATTAGATACACCACCTTTAGCTGTAATAGTAAAGGGGATCGGAGAACCAGTAGGTGTGGAGTAATCTAAGACGACAGCATTAGTACCAGTGGTACGTTTAATGACAATACTATTTGTGTAACTTTCGATGTACCAAATACCGTCAAAGTCAGGGTTGTTGGCTGTTTGTTGTGCTAAAAGTCCAGCCCTAAGGCCGTCAATTAGGTGATGATTAGTGTTGATATCCCCCGAATCAAATACTAACATATCATCAAATGTTGTTGAACTTTGAGGTACAACAGAGAACTCAACACCTTCAATAGTAATAGAATAATCGAAATCAGCTGTTAGTACACTTAAGACAACAGTAGCTATTGTATTCTCAGTGTAGGTACCAGCAGGTTGCATAGCAGTTACTACTGACCTATTGGTAACAACAGTTGTATCCTGTACACTACGGAAGTGATAATCAGCTTGGCTTGTGCCAGTAAGATAGCTAGTACCGTTATTGATGACGGTACACCATTCACCAGTGGTGGCTACCCATACATAGATGTTATCATCTTTAATAGCACCAATGTAAGAGCCAGCTATATCACGTTCAATAAAGAACCAAGCTGCATCTTCAAGTTCAGCCTTACTGAAAGAAGAGCCATCAGGCTTCTTAAAGACACTGGTAAACCTTAGACCACTTCTTTTCAAAAGACCAAAGGTAGGATCAGGATACCCATTGATGCACTCAGTAAGTTGACCGTTTAATTTTTTGTCATCATTTTGTTGAGAGACACCACCAAGAAAGTTTGGTGTTAGTTGGGTTACAGCAGGCATCAGCGATACAATGTATGATAAGGTTGATAGCTTTGATAATAGTTTTGACCTTGGGGACTACCAAAGTAAGTATAGTCTCCTTGGTTACACTCATATTCAAGTGCCATTGATCGGGCAAACGCTTCCTTTTGTTGAAGCATTTGGTACTGATTACCGTCACCAACAATACGACTAGATACAATAGAAGCAGCACGTGCTACGATAAACGCTTGTACAGGGGTTGGAATATTTTCCCAATCAAAGTGCCAAGTGATGTCTACATAGATTGTTTCATCATTCCAAGTGTATGAATGTGCTGTACGATCATAGAGTTTACCCCCACGATTGACAGCATCACGATTCATATTAATTGGGTAGTTCTGATTCAAATCCATTTGAAGTACATTATTAGGAATCAGTACTTCATTGTTGGAATCAGGGGTGATTGGGTAATCATATTCTTTATTAAATGTCCAGCCTTCTGCCTGTACTTCACGGGAAACTTCTCGGAGGGTGTTGAGTACAATCGCAACGTCCGGGTTGGTTGGAGTTTCAACTCTACTTGTAACATTAGATTGAGTCAAAGTACGTTCAGACACAGTCTGTGAAATATTCACAGTGTATTCATACGTTACAGGGTCTGTAGCAGGTACAACTTCTACACCAGTTGTAGCAATAGACGTACCACTTGTCACACCAGTACCACCAATATAGGTACCGACTGGGATGTTAGCAGTAGTTGTCGTAAGTGTTGTACCAGAGATAGAACCAGTGAACCGACTTACTTCATTAATTACAAGAGTCTCTTCAGTTGTCAACGTAGTAACAGGAGCCTGACCAACTGACGCCAGGATCTGATTAACAGCTTGTAGCTCAGTGTTGGAGCCAGTGGTAGGAAATGGCATGATAACAATAATGTTATATAAAGATTTTAAAAAAAGGAGCCCCCGAAGAGACTCCCGTAATTCAATAATAGATCAGAAAGCGGAAGGAGCAGCAGCACCCACGTACAGCTCAACAGCTGCAGCAGGGTTCAGATAGTCACAACCGCAAGCCAGACGACCCAGCATCACATCACCTTGATAGATGACAGACACATCGCCGCTGGTGACTTGCACCTGAGGACCAATAGCTTCCACCATACCTGCAGCTTCCTTCTGGAAGATAAGACCGCAGGACTTGGCACCCACTTCAGCAGCAGTACCATAATCGTTGTTGATACCAGTAGAAGTATCATCATAATTATCATCAGCAGTCAGAGCTTCTCCAACAAAGTTACCAGTGTTACCGGGATCAGTCACACCAGTAGTACCACCATAAGCAGTACCATAATTACCCAGGAACGGAATGTTCATGGACTTGTAGATCTTGATACCAGCGATCTCGATGATACCTTGACCGGACTGCAGAGCAGTACCTTGAACATCACGGTTCACCAGACCATTAGTACCGACAGCTTGGATCAGCTCATAGTACTGACGGGGGTTAAGGACAGCCACGCGACCATCGCTAGAAACACCCTTCTCATCCAGAGCAGCAGCTGCATCATAGAATGCAGACACCAGATTGGCAGCCACATAAGCATCAGAATCATTGGCGGTAGTGCCAACACGAATCTGAGTACCACCGGGCTCTACATAGTTAGTAGCGGTGATGGGGCTAGCCTGACGTGCACCACGAGTGATAGCACGGAAAGCAAGACGGTCATACTTCTCAGCAAGAGCATAACCAATCTTACGAGAGATCTCACTACGAAGATCGTAATGAGCAAGCACCTCATCCAGCTCATACACGAAAGCAGAGCTAATCAGAAGATCATCACAGGTGATAGTCTTCTCAGCCACCGGGGGTGCACCGTTGCTGTCACCCAGGATGCTGTTACCAGGAGTATGGAACTCCGACTTAGTACGACCCGTGAAGATGAACTGCAGAGACTTGCCGTTCTTCAGGGTACGCTTCATGATCAGGTCACGAGCAATAGTGTTATGCTGGAAACCTTTGAACATCTCTCCGGAGAAGAGCTTCAAATAAAGAGCACGTTTTTCGGCGGTATTAGTTGCCACCAAATTGTCCGCACCCAGCTGAGTAAGCTGAGCGGGGTTCACATCAGATTGAAAAGGCATTTTAAAAAGGAGTTAAGTAATAGAACTTGCTCCCAAACGTTTGGAAATTTTTTAGTTTTTATTGTGGTCTATCCCACCGTCTAGACGACAAAGGTTGTCCTCGTAAGGGCCAGTGCCAATAGGAGCCAGGTCCGACTCTGAGGTGCCTGACTCCGTTTAGTTATTTAGTTTTAGGTGTGTAAGCAACGCCGCGATACTTCAGCTTCTGCTCTTTTTGTTGAGCCTTCTGCTCCCGTACACGGGCATCCAATTCGACTTGTGTCATTGTAAGGAAAGAAGTGTCTGACCCCCGTTCCATGGTCAGGCGGTATGCGTCCCCGTTCGGGAGGATGATCGGATTATTTCCGACTTTCCCTCTAATTCTTACCGTTCGGGAATGAACGTACGTTGCTTACTAACCAACAATAGGGGCTGTATGAGCTGCGAGATCCAGAGGAAAATTGTGGGCGTTACGTTCATGCATCACTTCAAATCCGAGGTTGGCGCGGTTGAGGATGTCCGCCCAGGTGTTGATGACACGACCGTTGTTGTCGAGGAGGGACTGGTTGAAGTTGAAACCGTTGAGGTTGAACGCCATTGTGCTAACGCCCAAGGCAGCAAACCAGATACCGATAACAGGCCAAGCAGCAAGGAAGAAATGAAGACTACGGCTATTATTGAAAGATGCATATTGGAAGATCAAACGTCCAAAATAGCCATGAGCGGCAACGATGTTATACGTCTCCTCTTCTTGACCAAACTTGTATCCATAGTTCTGAGATACTTCTTCAGTCGTTTCACGAACAAGACTAGA